ATACTCTTTCAATTTCTTCGCGCCAGCCCGGTTCTAAAACTTCGTCTAAGTCTAGCGACACGCAAACATCGTAATCGCCAGGAATAAGACACAGCGCCGCGTCTCGCGCCATATCAAAGCGCCAAGGCTTGACCGATATATCGTAAACGATAGCGCCGAATGCTTTAGCAAGACTTGCTGTGTTATCCGTTGATCCCGTGTCAGCGATTAGGATCATGTCGGCATCTTGCGCCGACTCGCAAAATCTCTTTACAAATTGCTCTTCGTTTTTTGCGATTGCGTAAACGCATATTTTCATGTCTTGTTCCAGGGTAGCGGCGGATCAACCGCCGGAGAAATCTTGTCTTGTATTCGTTGCGTAATGATTGCTTCTGTTCCGGTTTTGTTTACCTTCTTATAAACCCATTCCAAAACCTGAACTTCTGTAAGCTCATTGTAAGGCGTGAAATTGTCGCCGGGAGGTTCAACTAACGTAACTCCATCAAATACTTCCGTAATGCCCTGCTGAGTATCGGTCACAGACCAGCTAACAGAAATAACAACATCGGTTAAACCTTCGTAGGTCGTCACTTCTAACTTTGTAATTGACCAATTCATTTCGCCTCCAAAGCGACAATCCTTGCTTCTAACGCCTCAATTTTTTCAATCAAAGCTAGCAAAGCCATGTCTTTAAGCATTTGAAACTTTGTATTGTCAAACGTTAACGCCCGTTCATTTGTCCCTGGTACAAGCTGATAATCACCCCGAGGAGTTTTCGGGGCTTCTATAACCGCATCAGGTAGACCTCTGCCGATCTGCTGCGCCGTGTACCCCCAGACCTCGTTGGAAGCCTCGTGGTTCCATTTCCAGATTACAGGATTGCCAATCTTTTTAAGCGTTTCTAAAGGGCTGGCAATTGGAATTTGACCGAGAACGTCCTTCATCCTAGCGTCAGAATAAAGAGCGCTCCACGTTGATGTTGTACCCCGTTGGTTGATGTAAACACCGCCGAAATATCCACCGGCTTCGGTGTAGTACACCATATTGCCGCTTGTATCGTTAGTCTCAGATCCTATAAAAGATTGCAATGTTGGGGTAGAAGATGTGTCCCTCATTCCCCTTATTTGCGTCGTGCCGTTTTTCATCCCCTCAACATAGTTGTAGCTAACATAACCAGAGGTTATTTTGCTGCCAGAAATGTTAGGGATGTCACTAGCGGAAAGCGCTGCAAACGATCCATCACCGCGCAAAAATTGACTAGTAGAACCGTTGAATGCGGAGAATGTATAAGACCCGTAGCGGATAGATCCGCTTCTGATGTTAAGCGCATAACCTGCTGAGTCGCAAATAGAAACTTCGGTTCCACCAGCGCTGTTATAACCACGAACTGCTGCTGCGTAAGAGTTGTCTTGATAGCCTAAAAATCCGCTTACAACACCAGATCCATAGTCTCTAGTTCCGACAGCGCCAAATCGAATAGTTGTTGAGCCTACTGTGTACCAACCGCAAAGAACACCTTCTAGGCTAGCGTCGGTTGTCTGGCCGTAGTAACTTGCAGCGACATAATTTGTGCCGCTTGGATTTGGGATTACCGTCGTTGCGCCGTATGCGGTAGTGCCGGCGATAATCGGATTAAGACGAAGGATTGCGTCGGTCGATGTTCCTGTTCCACCAAACGATGCCAGTAACGTGTTGCTTGAGTTATAGACCGCAACTTTGTTTGATACACCTTTGTTGATCTCAACCCGCTGAGCTCCGCTAACACCCGTGACTAGCTCACCGCGTAAATAAGCGGCATTCGCGTAGAGGTTGCCCGAGGGCTGATCCAAATACCAACCAAGCGTTCCAAAGTTTGCCGTTGTTGGAGGAGTTGGCCCGTTGTAGTTGTCAGATCTAATGCTTTGGAAGATCGACGCGGCAATTGGGCCTGTCCATGCTGTCGAGTTAGCAGGAACCCCATCAACCGTTACTGCGTTGGCGTTGTAGCGTCCTTGGATATACCAAAGAACCTGACCGATAGACACTGCGGGAGTCGTAGCAGACCAGCCAGCAGGAACCGTAGACCCAGACGTTGGTGTTGTAAATGTTGGAGCGGCAGCCGTTTGTGCCTGAACTAAATAAGCATTTATAAAAGCTATGCCTATTAAGCCTGTGCTACCTGTTGGCCCAAGTCCGCCGGTCGCCCCCTGCGCCCCAGTTGGGCCTGTACTTCCGGTAGCCCCTTGAGATCCGGTCGGTCCCGTATTCCCAGTGGCCCCCTGCGCCCCTGTAGGCCCGCCCGTCCCGGTTGGCCCTGTAGGTCCGACAGGTGTGGTTGGTAGCCAGTTTAAGACCGCGCTCGTCGCAGATAGCGAGCTCTTGGCAGAATCATTTTCTACAGAAAAAGCAAAGTACCAGTTATTAGAAGCCAAGCTGATACTGTCGAACTTAAAGCTCGTGCTATTGCCAAATGTCGCACCATTGGAAAGAATGGATGTGCCCCATGTTTTCCAATCTGTCGCGGAAGGCGTGGCAGATGATGTATAGAACAGCGTTATTTTTGTAACTCTACCAACTGCTGGCATCGTACAGGTAGCAGAGAATGTCGGAGGGGCTACGCTAGGGTTTATGTCTCCAATAACTGGAGCGTTAAGACTTGAGAAGTAATTGGGAGAAGGTAGCGACGAATTAGGCGCAGCAGTAAACGCGGTAATGTTTGCGTCGTCATAAACCTGCGAGTTGTATTCGGAGAGCTCTAACGTTGCTCCAAGGTTCCCATCGTCAACCGTCGCCTCCGAGACTTTCATCACTCGGAAGAGTTTGTTTGTCCATCCGTAGTCTGTGTTAGTGATGTCCACCACATCGCCAGCATCTACTTGAATGCCAGGGTATGTTGAAGTGATGGTAACAATCAGATCTTCTCGCGCTTGCTCTAACCTTCGATTTCCTAAGTATTGAGCCTGCACAGAGTCGTTTGTAAACTCTAGTGTCGTGGTCTGTCTGTTAGCGGGTTCGTTTGGATACAAAAGCCCCGCCGGTGTTTCCATGTAAACCAGATCAGGTTGGTCTCGGTTTAGCTTGGATGGAAACTCAATCTGAATCTGGTTGATCTGCTGGTTGATGTCGACAGCAGAGACTCTAATTTCACCGATAAGATTTGTATCGTTAAATGAGAACGAAGAAGTCTCTGCTTTATTTATGACAACCGACCATTTGCCTGATGCCGCGTTGTATGCCATCCAAGAGTCGCAGCACTCAAGAACTTTCTCGACGTTATCTAAAACGGGTTTGCCTGTATCAATTACGCCATTAATTCGGTATCGAGCTTGAGTGGAAGAACCTCCTCCCGCTGGTGTGTAGGTAATTGTCTGATCGGAGTAAGTATTCAGAGCCGTAGCGCTTGTGGCATCAACCAATCCCGTCATGCCAGCGCCATAGCGCGTATCGGTCATGTAGTCATACCAAACATCCCCAGGCTTCGCTACCGTTCCGCCCTTGGGGTAATGCTTGCAGTAAAACGTAATTGGCTGAAGCCCTGTCGTTCCCGCGTCAGCGTTGTAAACCAACTTGACAATCGCAAACGCCAAACCATTCATTTGCCGACCAGATGCCGGCCAGCGTAAAGCAACTGGAATATCTGCGCCGCCCATCGTCACGTTGGGAGCGGTTCCGTTGACCGAGGTTATAACGCCAGCATTTGTAGACGTATAAAGGCTGATGTATAGATTGCCGTTTATCTTTGTATCTACATTCCCGTCGCCATCCGTAAGCGATATAACTTTTGTTTGATCTGTTGCGTCAAAATTAACCAAACGATCGCCATAGTAAAACTTTGTACGATCATATGAAAAAGTCGCAGAAGCGTCTGACGAAATAGAAGAGATCGCCATGACGTAATACATCGTTTTTTGATCGGTAGAAAGAACCGCATCAACAAACGTACCGCCCAACCACGCATCGCCATAGACCACAGGAATTGAGTTGTTGCTAGCTGGTGGAACCTGTTGCCTTGCGCCAGTGTCTTGAGATTGCGGAGGTTTAGATCCGAATGCCCGAGTAACAACATAAGAAACCGCAAAGTTAATTGCAAACGTCGCGGCAGCTAACGGCAATCCAGTTAGCGTAACGCCTATAGCCTGAAGAATAATTGATGCTGGCATGATCTACTCTCGAAAGAACGTCGCTTGCATGGGCTTAAACTTGTATCTTGTGTAATCAATGTTTGGCGAATTAGGCATAAGGCTTGTGCAAACAATCTGGACCCGCTTTTGATCCAGCATGTCTTGCGCGAGCTTGTTAAATCTCAACCACAATTTCCCGCCAACAGATGTATCTCTAAATTCTGGTACAACCCACCACGCTACCTCGTGAAGCTCTTTGACGGAACTGTTCCAAAAGTTTCGTGTTACATAAGCTGCCAAGAACCCTCGAAACTGATCGTCTATCAGAACAAAACCTCGGCCTTTTATCATCTCGTAGAAGAGCGTTTTTACATGCCCTTCATTCTGGTTTTGCTTTAGTGTCTCTATACCGGCTTCGTCTGCGTATGCTCTCATCATTTCAATAAGATGCGGCATGTCGTATTTTGTGGCGTATCTCATGGCCCCCCTTGGCTTATATCGTTAATGTCTGCTTGCGCTGGTTGAACAGTTCCCGGATCTGACTGCGACCCCGATTTCGGCGGAGCGCCAAAGTCAAAGTATTGCCCAGAGATTGCAGCCACCCGACTCATGCTCGTATCTGATGCGTAGCGTTGCTGCCATGTCGAAAGATTAGTTTTGATGCCAGCAATCCTACTCTCCAAGACCGCCCGAAAAGAAGTGCAAGAAATCGACGCTGTAGCGGTACGGCTTCGGATGTTGTCGTTCCAATCTTCGGTGATTGAAATGTTGGATACGATGCCCTGATAGCGCTTAAAAAACTGAGTCGTAGGGCTTGTAATGATCTGATAGTTGGAGTCAAAAAATCCGCGCCAAACTTCGACTGTCGAACCTTTAATGTTAGACCCCAAAACTAAAAAAACATTTGTCGGGTCTATGCCAATCAACCCAATAATCATGTCGATAGAAGTCGCTTTTATTTCTCGATTGACTGCACCAACGGAAAGAAGGCTTCCCAAGCCAAGAAAAGGAATGCCATCGGCAACGACTGGAGCTGCTGCATTGCAAAAAGTATAAGTTGCAGTAGAGGTCGTGAGTCTGACAAATTCACCGTGGGTAATGCTTGCGCTACTAAGCGCTGCCATAGGGGTACTCATTGCACATTCTCCCTAAAGACAAAATCCGAATCCCAATCGACAAACGCTCCGTTGGTCATGGGTCTTAGCGTGTACGTCGGACAAACCTCAGCGACTACTGAGAACGTACAAGCAGAACCGACAGCAGTAAGCGTACCAACTGTCGGCGTTCCAATAATTGGTCGATGAAGCGTTGCATTAACGGTCGAGCCCGAACCCCTTAAAACTTGAGTCGTAATTTTGTAGGGGTAACTGCCAAGCTGTATGAAGTCGCCAGCCTTAAACACAATAGTTCCGCTACTGACCGCCGGAAGATTACCTATAGCAATCTGTGTGGCATTGCCAGCCGGTAATGAGGCAAGCGTAAGCGCTGCGGCCTGAGCGCCGCTAAGCTGCCCTTGATAAGCGGTAAACCACTGAAGGTTTGTGGAGCTAAACGTAATCGTTGCCGCTGTCTGCCGATCGAGGTTGTCAATCGTCTGAATTACATCTCGAACCTGGGGATAGTAAAGAAACGAATGTGGTTTGACTGTAAACACCCAAGGAACGGATGTAACGTAAAGCGCCGTTCTTACTTGCCCTGATCTTGAGTATTGCTGCCCAACCATCCGCCGGTTGTTAACCGTGATTGTTTGGCTGATGTCTAAAATGGTTTGGAAGCTCATGCTCTGCCTCGCGGTGAGAGCGATTTCTGGGCGTAGGAGTTAGCCGCCCAGACCGCTCGATTGCTGCCCATGATTCTTTCCTCGAAAGACTTAACGTCGATTGCTTGTATGTTGTAGTTATTGACTGTCGATGTTCCGCTCATTGCGTAAGACGGAACAACCTGACCGGCCATGCTTGGAACAAATAGTTCCGGCCCTCTTTCCCCTACAAGATACGGAGCTCCAGAGTTAACCGGACCGCCACCGGCTCGCTTACCAAAGAGACCACCAAGAACGGGAACGTTAGACATAAAGTTTTCAAACAATGAGGGAGCGCCCTTCATATCCGATTTAAAAATTGTGTCTAGAAACTTATCCAGCGAGCGAGAAGCTAGCTTTTGCAGTAAAGAGGAAAGGGCTGACTTGAATGCCTGCGCGGCAGACTTGCCAGACATAAAAGCCTCGACAATCGTTGAGCCAACTGATTTGAACCCGTCTCTAATATCTTCCAAAAGCTCTAGTTGTTCCTCGCTTGCTTTTTTCGTCAGATCCATTGCCTCTAGTTCTTTGTTTGCAGTGACTTCTGCTTGCTGGCTAAGATCAAGCATGACTTGCATACGCTCTTTTTCGATCTCAACTTCGCGCTCGTAATCTTTAACGATCTGGTCTTGGCGCATCTTGCGGAGATCTTCCATCGCGGCCAGCTCTTGATTGGCTTCTTTTGTAAGCCTCATCATCTCTTCTTGTTGCTCTGCCTCCTCGCGGCGCAGACGGATAATCTCTTCCATCTTTGCAAGACCAGCAGGGCCACCTTGCTTTGCAGCCTCGAACCGCAACGCCGCTTCTTCGCCTTCTTTTAGCTTAAGAATCTGCGCGTCTAAGCCTTCGAGATAAGTCTTAAGTGCTTTCGCAGCAGAATCAGCGCCCGAGTCTTTTACAGCCTTTACCCTTGTTCCTGACTGCCTGCCGCCCTGCGTGACACCAACCACCGGAGCAGGAACCGCGGGCTCCTCTTCGCCAAATCCGAGGAACTTTTTAACGCCCATGTACGCGTCACGCGCTTTACCCATCAGCGTTAGAAAGCCGATTTTTGCCTTCTCAGTCATCTGGTCGATAGCGTCGCCTATCTCACCGATAGCCAATACACCCTTCTTTGCTTCGCCAGAGAACTTATCGGTGTTTCTTGAAAGCTGGTCAATCTTAGTTATATCAAGAT